ATTGGTGATGACGATAAAAAATCCAAAGACGACTTTCAACTTATTCGACAATACAGACAGGTAGCAACACATCCAGAAGTTGATGCTGCTGTAGAAGATATTGTAAACGAATCAGTCACATCTTCAGATGCAGAAAAATCTGTATCTCTTGTACTTGATAATGTTGATGCACCTGATAACATAAAGAAACAAATTCAAGAAGAATTTGAAGAAGTATACTCAATGCTTGAGTTTAATAACTTAGGCCATGACATATATAAACGTTGGTACGTTGATGGTAGAATGTATCATCACTTAGTTGTAGACGAAAAAAATCCTAAACTTGGTATTCAAGAAATACGTCCTATAGACGCAGCAAAGATTCGTAAAGTAAAAGAAGTCAAGAAGAAAAGAGATCCAGTTAGTGGTGCTTCTATTATTGAAAACGTAAACGAGTTCTTTATCTATCAGGACAAACCAGGAACAACTAAACAAGGAATCAAGATGAGTTCTGATTCCGTAAGCTACGTTACATCTGGTTTACTTGACGAAGAACGACGTAAGGTTGTGTCTCACTTACATAAGGCACTAAAACCTATTAACCAATTACGCATGATGGAAGACTCGCTGGTTATTTACAGACTAGCTCGAGCTCCTGAACGTAGAATATTCTATATTGATGTTGGTAACTTACCAAGAGGTAAAGCCGAAGAATACATGAAAAACATCATGGCGAAGTATCGCAATAAATTGGTGTATGATGCTAACACTGGAGCAATAAGAGATGATAGAAAAAGTATGTCGATGCTTGAAGATTTTTGGCTGCCAAGACGAGAAGGTGGTCGAGGAACTGAGATCTCTACCTTACCAGGCGGCGAAAACCTGGGACAAATCGACGATATCATATACTTCCAGAAACGTCTCTATAGATCGCTTAACGTACCTATAAACAGGCTTGAGCAAGAATCACAGTTCTCACTTGGTAGATCTACTGAGATTAACCGTGATGAATTAAAGTTTCAGAAGTTTATAGATAGATTGAGATCGCGTTTTAATATGCTGTTCTATGGTATATTAAAGAAACAATTGATCTTAAAAAGTATTATTACTGAAGAAGACTGGAATAGCTGGAAAAACAATATTGTAGTAGAACACACACGTGATAATCATTTTACAGAACTCAGGGACGCAGAAATACTAAGAGAAAGAATCCAAACACTTGATCAGATGCAACAGTATGTTGGTGAATACTACTCAAAAGAATGGGTAATGAAAAACATACTTCAGTTCTCCGATGAAGATATTGAAAATATAGGTAAACAAATGGACGATGAAGGTCCAACAGATGATGAACCAACTGGAGATGAACAATGAGTATTGAAGATTTAATTGACGATATTACTAAACAAAACTTTGCTAAAGCGGAACCACACTTCCACACTATACTTCAATCAAAAGTAGATGATGCATTAGAAGCTGAAAAAGTCAAAGTTGCTGGTCATATTTTCAATGGTGAAGAAGAAGAACAATTAGAACTAGATCTAGATGATGAAGAAGTTGAAGAAACGGAAGAGGAAGAATCATCTGAAGAAGAAACAGAAGATGATGAAGATGAAGAATAATTTTATTACAAATTTTAATTAGTATAAATAATAGTTAAACAAGGTTTAAAATGAAAACGTTTAAACAGCTGAGAGAAGCTCGTGGCAAAATGCCTCCTGGCCAGCATGTCAAAGACATGAAGATTGGGAAGAATAAAGTCATGATCCATAAGGACAAAGGCCGATTCGTTGTTTATATTGATAATGAAAAATTAGACTCTTACAATACTCAGGCTGAAGCCGAAAAGATGGGTAAAGAGTTTATAAAACAATATAAAGGTTAAAACGATGAAATTAATTGCTGAATATAGCGACAATGATGTCGAAATCATTACCGAGGCAAAAGAGTCTGGCGGTAAAGATTATTTCATCGAAGGCGTGTTCATGCAGGCTGAAAAGAAAAACCGTAATGGCAGAGTTTATCCTAGGCCTATTATGGAAAAAGCTGTTGATAAATACGTTAAAGAACAAGTTAGCACTAAGCGTGCAGTTGGAGAGTTAAACCACCCTGATGGACCAACTGTAAACTTAGACAAAGTATCCCACCTCATCGAAGCCCTTGATTGGCAAAAAGATGATGTTGTGGGTAAAGCACGCATTTTGGATACTCCAAATGGACAGATCGTTAAGGGTCTGCTTGATGGCGGCGTCAAACTGGGTGTTTCAACTCGTGGTATGGGTAGCCTCGAGCAAAGAAACGGCGTAATGGTCGTCAAGGACGACTTTATTCTTAATACGGTTGATATCGTACAAGACCCATCTGCACCAACTGCTTTTGTTAATGGAATAATGGAAGGTGTAGAGTGGATCTGGAATAACGGCGTTATTGAAGCTCGGGAAATTGAAAAAATGGAGACTGAAATTAAAAATGCTCCACGAAAGGATCTCTATGAGGTTCAGACTCGTGAGTTTAAGAATTTCCTCTCGTTGCTGAAAAGTAAAACATAAGGAGTCAAACATGACTGATCAAGTAGAAGACCAGGAAGTTGAGCTCGATGACAACGACGTTGTGGAAGAAGCTCACGATCCTAAAAATGCAGAGGCGCAATCCGTTGCTTCTGTAGATAAAGCTGGGGAAAACACCTCGCAAGCTCCGGCTCGCAAAGGTGATAAGAAAAACAGCGAACCAATGCCAAAGACAAAAGCTGGCATGATTAATGCTATGCACGGCATGATGACTGGTATGAAAAAAGACAAGCTCATGGCTGCATATGGTAAAATGATGGGTGAAGATGTATCTGTAGATGATATCGAAGATACTATTGCTGAAGATCAAGAACTCGACATTAAAGTTGATTTCTCTGAAGACCTAAATGCATTAGTCGAATCTGAGGCAACTCTTTCCGAAGAGTTCAAAGCCAAAACAGCTGTAATTTTTGAAGCTGCGGTAAAGGCAAAACTTTCTCAAGAAATCGATCGTTTGGAAGAAGCGTATAAAGAAGAGCTGGAAACAGAACTTGCTTCTACAAAAGAACAGATGGTAGAGAAAGTAGATAGCTACCTCAACTATGTGGTTGAGACATGGATGGAAGAAAACAGAGTAGCTGTACAAGCTGGTCTGCGTACTGAAATCGCTGAGACATTCATGGATAAGATGAAAGATCTATTCATAGAGTCTTACGTAGAAGTACCTGAGTCCAAAGTTGACCTCGTCGACGAACTAGCCAGTGCAAACGAAGAGCTTGAAGAAAGCTACAACGATGCAATGACTAAGTCTATCGCACTTGCTGAAGAACTAGAAGATCTTAAGCGTGATGCTGTCATTCGTGAAGCGTCCAAAGATCTAGCAGAAACTCAAGTCGAGAAATTAAAAACTCTTGCAGAAGACATTGACTTTGAAGATGAAGAAACTTTTGCACAAAAAGTTGCTACTATCAAAGAAGCATATTTTGCAAAGAAAACTGCTGAGTCCGCAATCGTAGAAGACACTTCTGATGAAGATACACCTTCAGTAGAAGTTAGCGATGTAATGTCTCAGTACCTTAACGCAATCAGAAAATCAAATCCTTAAGGAGTTCTAGAAATGGAAACTTATGATCGTTTGGTGGAAAAGTGGAATCCAGTTCTAGCAGAAGAATCTGCTGGCTCTATCACTGACAACCACCGTAAAGCAGTAACAGCTGTTCTCTTAGAGAACACAGAAAACGCTCTTCGTGAAGAGCGCGCACAGATGAGCTTTCTAAACGAAGCTGGTCCTGCAACATCCGTAACCAACGCTTCAGTATCTAACTGGGATCCAGTATTGATCTCACTAGTACGTCGTGCAGCACCTAACATGATTGCATACGACGTTGCAGGCGTTCAGCCGATGACTGGCCCAACAGGCTTGATCTTCGCGATGAAAGCACGCTACGGCACAGGTACAACCGGTGCAACCGAAGCACTATTCAACGAAGCAGACACTACATATGCTGGTGACTCTTCAGATACACAATCAGCATCACCATCAGGTCTTGCTGGAATCGATCCAGCTGCTGGTAACGTTGCTGGTGACTCTTCACTTGACTCAGAACGAAGCCTTACATTCGGCGACGGTACAACAACTGCGTTAGGTGAACTTTCAGGTGCATTCCGTAACATGGGTTTCACCATTGAAAAATCAACAGTGACTGCGAAGTCACGTGCGTTGAAAGCGGAATACTCTCTAGAACTAGCACAAGACTTGAAAGCGATTCATGGTCTTGATGCTGAGACAGAATTGGCAAACATTCTGTCAACAGAGATCTTAGCGGAAATTAACCGTGAAGTAATCCGTACAATCAACTCACAAGCTAAAACTGGTGCAGGCCAAGCCTCAACAGCAATCAACGGTATCTTTGACATGTCAACAGATGCTGACGGTCGTTGGTCAGTTGAAAAATTCAAAGGCTTACACGTACAAATCGAAAGAGATTCAAACGTGATTGCAAAAGAAACACGTAGAGGAAAAGGTAACTTCATTATCTGTTCTTCAGACGTAGCTTCTGCTCTTGCTGCTGCAGGCATGTTGGATTACACTCCAGCTCTCTCAACTAACCTACAAGTTG